CTAAGGGATAAGTTATTCACAGAGTCAACGGATATCTGTTGTTTTTCCACAGCAGAAATCACCGTTTTCACTGATACACAACTATTGGACTGAACAGAAGGCATAGGTCTACTTGCTGCTATTAAATCACCAAGGTTCACGAACCAATCAGCAACAAAGCTGTATGGTACTAACTCGTAAGCCGTGGTAGGCAAGTACAAACTAAAGCGTTTCTTGGATTGGCTTGTAAAACGGCCTTTCCAAACGGCGTGCGCAGATACTTTTGCGTCGCCAGTCCACCCAGGGGGTAAATCGTATGTTGTAGAATCACCCACACGAATAGTTTCAAACCTAGCTGACTCTCGTGAGAGAGCCTTGAGCAGGTCATCAACCGCCATCTTCGCTGGCAAAATGCCATAGCGATAAAGCAGATAATACTGCGAAACGATGTCCGGCAGTGTTTTTAACATCTTCTCAAACTCCCGACGGGAAAGTCCTCTTTTGAAAGCCTTGCGCGGAATGTTAACATACATCCGTTTAAGGGCGAGGACATCGTCGATAAGTCTGGGGAGCATAGTACGAAACATTGAGATGGTCTCGCCTAACTCAGCCGAGTTCGTGGCCGCGTCAAAATCCGAGCTTGACACAGCACTCAAAAGGGAGGTGTAAACACCTTCCTCGAAGTTTTGAGTGTCAAGTTTCGGGATGCCGCGTGGGTCCCTTGGTTTCACATCAAAACCGCAGTATAGTGGAACAGCATAATCCACATCACCGCGGAACTGAGGGGTGAATGTACGATCGTAAATCACTTTGCCAGTGTCCCGATGGATGGCTGTCACACGCCCCTGTTTTTCAAGGGGGATGTTGTGATAGTCACCGAAGACATACTGGCTGTGACCCACCTTGCGGTGCACTTTCCCCGTCTTCACGATGTATTGTGTTGAGGAGTTAGTGTACGGATTCATAACAATCTGGCCGCGACGTTTACACGCCGCGAAAGAGGGTTCTGAATCGCACTTAATGACGAGTTTGTCGTCTATAAGTATTTCTTCATTTAACGTATCGTACGGACGTTGACTATTTAGCACACGCAGATTAAGTTTTGCGTGTGTCGGGTAACTGAATGCAGTAAAGATGGCATTGGCCCCCGCAGATCTGCGGTGGGCCTCAGCCACTTCACTCATTTCAAGAAACCGGCCGTTGAAGTTGTAGGTGTACTTTACACTCATGTTACGCTCCTAAAAGATTGAAGGGCGCTTCACAAATACAAAGCGCTACAGGCTGTC